TAATATTTTCCATTACTTCAAATATATCTTCAACTGTTTCCAATTGTACATATAATAGTTTAGAAATATCTATACCAAGAGCTTGTAAAAATTCCTCATTAATTGCATTTTCAGTATCAATATAAACTGCTAGTCCACCCTTTTTCTGAGTATTAGCCAATATTTGTGCAGCAATTAGAGACTTACCAGAAGCCTCTAAACCAGTTATTTCGGTAATTCTACCAACTGGTATTCCACCATCAGGTCTATTCGATATAGCTAAATCAAGCATTGAAGAACCAGTACTTATCCATTCAGAAAGATCTGTTGGTGTCTCTTCTGATCCGTCTAGAAAGTACGCAACTTTATAATCTTTAAACTTCTTATTCAAAGAAGTCGCAAGTAATTGTGCTAATTGGTCTTTTTCTTGATTACCCATACTACTTATCTCCACTTAATTCTTTAACATTATTTAGAAGTGCACGAACTAGTTCAGCAACTATGCCGTCCATTTGTCCTCTACCTTCCAATTCTTTTGCTAAAGCTCTAACTGGATTTTCTATTTTTCTCTTGATTAAATCTTTGTCCATTTTATTCTCTCCTATGAATTAAACAAATCATCAAAGGCTGCTGAAATATCATCAGTTGTTTTAGCTGTAGTTTGAGCTACGGCTGGTGCCTTTGTTTCTTCTTTTTTATTTTCCCATGGTAAATCTCCTGTAGATTCTTCACCATCTGTACTTGGATCTAACCACTCTTCTAGTGCAACCTTTAAATCGTCATAAGAAACTTTCTTAAATATATTAAAAATATCTTCTTGACCAGTCATAATCTTTTCAGCTATAGCCTTATCAGTAGTTGCTGGTGTTTGATTTGGTTTTACTCTAATAGTTGTTTTAGGATATGAACCTGCACCTTCTGATGGTGTAAATTCTACCACAATGTCTCTACCAGTTGATGGATCTGTGATATCACCATAATCAGGATCTGTAATGAAACCTAATAGTTCAGTATATACTTGCTTACCAAATCCCCATAATTTAACACCTTCTCCTTCTGCACCTCTAACCAATACAGGAACATAAGTTCTCATTTTTGGTTCTAACTTTTTAGAAAGTTTCCAATCGTCTGAGTTTCCTGTTGCCTTAAGCTTTTCAGAAAATTCTACAACTGGATCTGCTTCTCCAAATGTTACAGGTGAAAGATAGTTCTTTTTACCTAAGTCATAGTGAAAAAACAATTCCTGAAAAGGATTGTCTTTATTGTGTTGGTAAGGTACAATTCTTACCTGATTTTTTCCTGGACTTGGCTTCCACAAATGTGAAGTCCTAGTCGTTTGAGATTGTAAATCTCCGAGTTTACGTCTAATTGCATCTAAATCAATAGCCATTTTTTCTCTCCGTTTTATTTGTTAATAATTAGTTAATATATAAAAAAATTCTAACATGGTAAAACCTCTGTTAAAATATTTTTCTTTTCCATAAAAGCTAGTTCTTTAGCTTTTGCTTCCACAACAACGTCAATATCTAGACCGTAGTCTTTGATTTCATCAACAATATAGTCTGAATGTGCTTGAACTTTTATCTTACTAAAGTCTTTATACATTCCAGCTAGTGTTGGAAAATCTTGCATTTGTTCGATTGTTATGTTATTGTTCTTGCAAATTTGTTCAATTACAAGTTTTTGTTCATTGCGCCTTGATTCTGAATAGTGAGTACAAGGCTTTACATCACCCCATGTTGAAGCTGCAAGTTTAAGCGCTTCTTCTTCAGTCATATCTCCTGTGCAGAACTTGTGGTGAAAATAGTCAAATACAATAGGTATACCAACAACTTTGTATACTCCATCGTATAAGTCTTTTACAGAATACATATTACCTTTATCGTCGTTTTCGACAGTTAGACGTGCTTGTGCTGAAGATTGTAAGCGTTTAAAGTTTTTGCAAAATCTATCTAGCGCAGATGCTTTATCTCCATAAGCGCCGCCGACATGAATATTGATTTTTGCCATACGTGACTTTGGCAAACCCATAAGATCCATAATCTGTGCAGCTTTATCTAGTTCGTTAATCGCACTGTCTACAACTTTTGGTGTTGGAGAAGCTAGTACACAAAACTGTCCTGGATGGAATGATAGGCGTTGACCATATTGTTTAGATAAATTGCCGACCTGTTTTAGTAGTTTACATAGTTCATCATAACGAGGCAAGTCTTTAAATTCATATTCAGACATCCACGGATAAATATCGCTAGACATACGATAAACTTTAATGCCATTGTCTTCGTTCCACTGTACAATTTTTATAAGATCTTTAGTATTTTCAATACATATTTCTGAAACATAATCTAGGCCTTTTGCATCAAATGTGCGCCTGATCATTGATCGACCTGTGTAAATTTTTTCTTTTCTTAGTTGCATGTTAATGCAAGCGTATCCTAGTTGTTTTGCCATAATTTAATTTTATATAGTAATATAATCATTTTATTTTAAATAAAAAAATTCTGAGTTAAAAGTTATTAACATTATTTCCAAAATAATTGTACACATATAATTCCAGCTGCCAAAATAAGAGAAGTTAAAGTTTTTAAAGATATACCTTCTCCCATAAAAATCCAAGTTAAAATCGCATAAGAGCTTATACCTAGTGCAAATCCTAAGAATCTTCCAGGCCATAATAGTCCGTCAAAATGTTCAAAAGCATACTTTGTTGCAAATATAAATGCATAAGATATTGATGTACCGCCTACTATGGATAAAAATAAAGGATTTTTTTGGAACCATGGCCATAGAAATTGACCATTAGTTTGAAACCAGATTGTTGTTTGCCCAAACAAGAAAAGCAGGACACAAAGCGTTAATTTACTCATATTTCAATTGCCATTAGTTAATTAGTTAATTGTTATTTAATATAAATATAATAAAAATATTCCAAATAAAAAAATCTGGAGTGAATTATTTTATTATTTTTTTGAAAGTTTTTTTAGTTCAGATTTTATTAAGTCCGTTAAAAGTTCTTTAAATTTTTCTTCGTCTTTATCCCTTCTATCTAAGTGAGCATCAGGATCTATTGGTACAGTAGGATTAGCAGTATGTTTTTTTCCAATAGGCGTAGTATATTGTTGACTCAATGATTCAAAAATATCTTTTTTAGCCTTACCAGTCATAACTTTTCTAGCTACCATTTTATCAGCTATAGATAATTCACCATCATCTTCAAAGTATTTCCAATGCGCTACCTTAGTGCCTTTTTTAAAGCCGTAATGAATATTGTTTTTTTCGTCATGAACTATAGTGTATTTTGGATTTAACTTTAAGTAGTTTTTTTGAAAATCTTTCCAGCGATACCCAATAATTTTTTCCTTGTCTAATAATGCCATTTTATTTCTTTACCTTAATGTAAATTATTTCTTGAACTTCAGTATCTATTCTGCGTAATCCTGAGTCGTTTGTTAAAAGTATACTGTCTCTGTAGTTTTCCCAATCTAATTGGTACGTTGTATCTAATACACCATTATTTACTATTTTAATACATTCGTTTAATGCATTAATAGTGTAAAGGGTATTTGTTTGTTTTTTCCTATGTAAAGATATGGTGTCTTGAAGTATTTTATTATCAACGCTTGCATCAATATTATATGTACACATTAATTCTCTAACATCAGTAGAGTTTTTAAGAATAAATACCTTGTTATACAAAATATCGTAAGCGTCTATTATCTTATCAATAGTTTTTGATAAAATTTTAGTATTAGTAAACGTACATAGTAATTGTGTTCGCATTATTTATATACCTCTTTCGTTGCTGTATCTAGATTTTTTGCTAGTTCAGGGTGCAATTTCATTTCAAACTTAATGGTTCCACCTCCATAACCTCTTCCGTCTTGTCGTATTACTATATTTGCTACCTTTACAGTTTTATTGCCTAAATCATCAATCTTGTATACTAAATATGGTTCACCTTTTTCAGATTTTTTTACACTAAGATTTTCTTTTAATTTATCAAAATCGTCAGTTCCAAATATTACCTTCATTGTTTCTTTATCTAACGACATATCTCCAATGGCCATAGTTTCTTCGCCTTCTGAAACAGCTTTTAAAGGAAATTCTTCTTTAATATTTTTTATTAATCCTTCTCTAACTTTAGGGTTATTGTTTAATTGGTTTATGGCATCTTCTTGCATTTTTCTATGTTCTACATCATCTGCTTTTAAATACGCTATTGCTTTATCATTGCCACCATCAGCTTCTGCTTTAATTGCTTTTAATATAGCTTTAGATTTGCCTCTACTACCTTTTCCAGATTCTGTTGCACTTATTTCAGATTCTAATTTTTGTTGTATTGATTGTGGTAAAATATCTTTTGCACCTGCTACTAATCTTGAACGTTCATTTTTAGAATATTCTTTAGGATCTGTTGCAGTACCTCTTAACTCTGGATCCCAGTTATTTACCATGTCTCCTAGTCCTGAATTTAAGAAGTTTATATTTTTATCTTTCTTTAGTGATACTTCATCAAGTATTTCTTCACCATTAGATTTTTTA